GTATCGCCGCCTTGATTAGAGCATACTCTTCTTCAGTACTGGTTGAGTCAGCACCGCTTGTACCAGTAGGCGATATGTAATCCGTATCGCGCCCACCATTGTCAACAATCGTTTCGTACAGTACTGAATTGTTTTTCTCGTTACTTAGGAACAATTCCGTACCAACCCTATGGGCGACAAACTTAATTTCCGCCGCTGTCTTTCCGTCAAGATCTAATACAAATTCCACTGTGTCTTCTAATTGTATAGCCATGTAGATTTACGTCCTTCGGCCTTTCGGCCTCTTTGGGTTGGGGTGAATTCCCCTAACCACAAAACACATTATAAGGATAGATTATGGAATGTCAAGGTAATTGATGTCGTTTGTTATAACCATTATAACAATGGTGGAATCTAATGCCCCACCCTACCCCCACCAACCCTTTCAGGCAAAAAAAGCTGCGCTGCTACTATATTACTAATACGCGTGAATATTTTGCGTTTTTTTACGTTTGGCCCCCTTTTGCCGGTTTTGTAGGTATGCCCCCCTAGCAAATATTAATGTCATACGCAAAAATTTTTTTTATGTTGTAAACTGAAAACTTCCGCAGCAAAAAATTGTTATCCCATGATTGGTGAAGTTGTAGCCGTACTAAGCGCGTTAAAGGCACTCAACGATGGTATAAAAACTGTCAAGGAGTCCGGGGCTAATCTTGAGAGTATCTGTGGGAAATGGGCCGCAGCATCCGAGCAATACAACGATGTCGAGAAAGCAAAAGCAGGAAAGTTGGGATATAAAGATGCAATCGCATTGGAAGGGGCGAAGCGCCAACTTAAAAATTTTGATAGGCAATTGCAGGACATCTGTTTGATGCAAGGGCAAGGAGACCTCTACACCTCTATCAAGATGCGAATGGAGGAAAGTAAATATGCCCATGAGAAGGAGTTACGGATTATCAAGAAGCGTAGGATCGAATTTAGGAAAACAATGAAACTAGTGGGGACTGCAATCTTTACTTGGGCCTTCTTCATGGTATTCTTATTTGCTGCTATATGGATGTACAGACAGGAGTAAATCATACTTAGACAAGGTAGGTTTCAGGAAGCGTACGAATTATCCCGGCTTTCGTTTACGTTTCATTCAAGTCGAATGCTTAGTATATTTAAAGCTGCGTTAGAACCATTAGGAGGTAAGGTATACGGCGTAGGTGATGGACATGTAGACCTACGGTACACCGTTAACCCCAAAGAACCCCTTCAATGTAGCGTGGGTGTCGATTTAATGGAGCGAGGTACTACGCGCACTTTAGACAATAAGTTAAAATGTGCTAAGGCATTAGCTGCCGCAGGTATAGACACTCCCAGAACTTATTTTAGGGCACAAGACGTACCTGACGAACCTAACACCATGTGGTATATAAAAGACCCCGTTGGTACAGGAGGTAAAGGGATATGTGTAGTTCCTCGTAAAAAGGTGGCTAGTAGCTTTACTGCTGGGTATATCATCCAAGAAGCAATCCAAAACGTAATACTAATAGATAACAAAAAGTTTACCTTACGCCTCACGGTATTAATCCATGAAGGTAGTTTCTATCTATTTCAAGATGGGTTGGTGGTGTTACACGGTGCAGTATATGACCCTGATAGCGTAGACGCTAAGGTTCAGTACGAACATGCAGGTTACATGGACTTAGAGCCGGACGTAAAGCTATCTCCATTTAGTGATACCCCGTTCTATAACGAGGCATTAGCCAATATAAAAACGAGTCTTGGGGAGATATTTTATCACCTAAAGAAGTATACGCCTTACGAACAAGTAAATACCTACTGCTTACTCGGCATTGATTTATTACTCACGCAGGACATGCAGCCCGTATTACTTGAAATAAACGACAGACCCAATTTTTTACATACCAAACTAGTCAATGCTCGCGTGAACGTACCTGCTATTCAAGCGATGTATAGTATTGTGAACTTTGGGCACCATAATTACCTTCCGGGTAAACCAAAGAAATTTGAGCTACTGCAAACGTAAGACGTTAGGGTTGCAAAAAATTATTTTTGGTGTACATTTGCGGTAACGGCTAACTCTTTGCGTACATCTATGACAGTAGTTCTTAATCCTGAAGTTGGTGTTCCTCTCTCTGTGGACATGCCCTATGCAGATTTGCGTGTTCGGGCAGAGGCCGCATGTAACACAGCACTATATCTAGCAGAACATGGGTTAGATGTAGACCCTAACAAGGAAGACAAGGACGTAGCAGCCGCTCTCGCTATTGAATTTGCCGAGAACCCACAGAAAACGTCTAAGAAAGTTACTAATATACGTGCAGCTAAGATGACTCCCGCTTCGTTAGTGCTCACTAACAGTATACTCCAAGAATTTGGGACTTCTGTTGCGGAAAGTGCCTCTCAAATAAGGCACCTAGTTACTAATAAGCTACTGCTAGAGAGCGATAACCCAGATCCCCGCGTTAGAATCCGTGCTTTAGAGCTATTAGGTAAGATTTCAGACGTAAGTTTGTTTGCAGAAAAGTCCGAAGTCACTATAACGCACCAATCTACTGATGATCTACGGGCAAAACTACGACTGAAGCTAGAAAAACTAGTTAATCCCGAACCTGAACCTAGTACTCCCGTTATTATTGAGGGTACAACTATAGATGTTGACGCTGAATTGGGCTTAGTTAAGCCTGAAGTAGTCGAAATCGAATACGACGATGAGTGAAGCTGAATTAGACTTCACTGAAGATGAAATTCAAGTGATGTTAGACAACCTTGACGAATACACCACTGATGAAATGGTCGAGGTAGACAAGTTAGTTAGTGAACTAGACAACCGCAAAAAGAATAAGCTGGCTTATGATGATCTTATAGAGTTCTGTAAGCGCATGATGCCTGAGTTCTTAGTAGGTAAGCATCATCGGATACTTGCAGATATGCTTATGGCAATTGAGCAAGGGGATAAGGATAGGGTATGCGTTAATATTCCTCCTCGTCACGGAAAGTCCCAGTTAGTATCCATATTCTTCCCCGCTTGGTATTTGGGACGCAACCCCAATAAGAAAGTAATGATGGTGTCCCACACAACCGATTTGGCAGTAGATTTTGGTCGTAAGGTACGTAACCTCATTGCTACAGAAGATTATACGGACATATTTCCTACCGTTGCCTTGGCTTCTGACTCTAAGTCGGCTGGTCGATGGAACACTAGCGTGGGCGGCGAGTACTACGCTTGTGGTGTAGGCTCTGCTCTTGCTGGTCGTGGTGCGGATCTTTTACTAATTGACGATCCTCATTCTGAGCAGGACGTAATTAGCGGTAACTTCTCCGTTTTTGAGAAAGCCTATGAGTGGTACACGTTTGGTGCACGTACTCGCCTAATGCCGGGGGGTCGTGTTGCTATTATCCAGACACGTTGGCATATGGATGACTTAACAGGGCGTGTAGTACGGGATATGGGGCAGAACGAACGTGCCGATAACTTTGAGGTGATAGAGTTTCCCGCGATACTTGATCTAGATGATGAGGAAACTGGAGAACCTGTCCAGAAACCGCTATGGCCCGAATTCTTTGACCTTGAGGCACTACTACGGACAAAAGCGTCTATGCCGGTGTTTCAGTGGAACGCTCAGTACCAACAGGAGCCAACCGCAGAAGAAGCTGCTATAGTAAAGCGAGAGTGGTGGAACAGGTGGCTGGAAGAGTCCCCTCCTGAATGTGAGTATATTATAATGTCGTTAGACTCTGCGGCAGAGAAACACAATCGTGCTGACTATACAGCGTTAACAACGTGGGGTGTTTTCTATAACGAAGAAGTAACCGCCTATAATATTATCTTACTTAATAGCATTAAGCAGCGGTTAGAGTTTCCAGAACTAAAAGACTTAGCAATGGAAGAGTATGAAGAGTGGGAGCCTGATGCGTTTATTGTGGAGAAGAAAAGCTCTGGTGTAGCGCTATACCAAGAAATGCGCCGTATGGGACTCCCTGTGCAAGAATTCACCCCCCATAGGGGTTCTGGTGATAAACTTGCCCGATTAAACTCTGTGGCTGATATCATAGCTTCTGGTTTAGTATGGGTGCCAGAGAATCGTTGGGCCGAAGAAGTAATCGAAGAGATTGCGGGATTCCCGTTTATGAGCCATGATGATTTAGTAGACTCTACAGTTATGGCGCTAATGCGTTTTAGGCAGGGTGGGTTTATACGCCTACCAACTGATGAGCCAGAAGAAACTCGGTACTTTAAACAACGGCGCAGTGGATATTACTAAAGGATTAATAGATGGCAATCGAGAAAGGATTATACGCTGCACCTGAAGGCATAGATGACGCACTAGAAGGTGAAGAGCTAGAAGGTGAATTAGAGAGTGCCTTAGAGATAGAGATTGTTGATCCTGAGAGTGTGACGCTATCTGACGGTAGCATGGAGATTACGTTAGTTCCTGATGGCGATGAAAGTGATCTCATGGGTTTTGGGAGTAATCTTGCAGAGGCACTACAAGATGATGAACTGCAAGAACTTGCAGACGAACTAATTGGGCTTATCGACGCAGACACTGATAGCCGAAAAGATTGGGCTGATACATTCGTTAAAGGATTGGATGTATTAGGGTTCAAGTACGAAGAGCGTACAGATCCGTGGGAAGGTGCTTGCGGTGTCTACTCTACAATACTTGCCGAAGCCGCAATACGTTTCCAAGCGGAAGCGATGAGTGAGACTTTCCCAGCCGGTGGCCCAGTAAGGGTAAAAATCCTAGGTGAAGAAACGCAAGAAAAGATTGAAGCTGCCGAAAGAGTGAAGGCAGATATGAACTATGAGCTTACCGAGCACATGGTAGAATATAGACCAGAGCACGAACGACTGCTCTACAGCCTAGGGCTGGCAGGGTCTGCGTTCAAGAAAGTTTACTATGATCCGAGTCTAGGTCGGCAAGTAGCCATATACATACCCGCAGAAGACGTAATCGTACCTTACGGTGCGTCCCATATAGAAACCGCAGAACGTGTTACGCATGTTATGCGTAAGACTAAGAACGAACTTAAGAAACTCCAATCTATGGGCTTCTACCGAGAGGTAGACTTAGGCGATCCACAACCGTTCCATACTGATATAGAGAAGCGTAAAGCGGAAGAAGGTGGGTACTCTATCACTGATGATGATAGGTATGCAGTTTATGAAGTACATGCAGACCTTATTATTCCCGGTATTGACGAAGATGAAGAAGAGATCGCCAAACCCTATGTTGTCACTATTGAGCGCGGTACAAGTGATATTCTCGCTATTCGTAGGAACTGGAGTGAAGATGATCCCTTAATGCTGAAGCGTCAGCACTTCGTCCATTATGTCTATGTGCCGGGGTTTGGATTTTACGGTCTTGGATTGATCCACATTATTGGTGGCTACGCTAAAGCTGGTACGTCTATCATACGTCAGTTAGTAGATGCAGGTACGCTGTCTAACTTACCCGGAGGTCTTAAGTCTAGGGGTCTACGTATCAAAGGTGACGATACGCCTATTGAGCCGGGGGAGTGGAAAGACGTAGATGTGCCGTCTGGCAGTATCCGTGACAATATTATGCCGCTCCCTTATAAGGAGCCAAGTCAGACCCTATTAGCGCTATTGAACCAAATTACTTCTGAAGGTAAGAGATTAGGCGCTATCAGTGATATGAACATCTCTGATATGTCGGCAAATGCTCCTGTAGGGACAACGCTGGCTCTGTTAGAACGTACCTTAAAGCCTATGGCTGCGGTACAGGCTCGTGTTCACTACGCCATGAAACAAGAGTTTAAGATGCTCAAAGTTATCATGTCGGAGTACGCGCCGGAGGAGTATGACTATGTTCCTGCACGAGGTTCAGTTAGCGCACGGGTAGATGATTATATGCTGGTGGAAGTTATTCCCGTCAGTGACCCGAATAGCTCTACGATGGCACAGCGTGTTGTTCAGTACCAAGCAGTACTACAAATGGCTCAAGCTGCTCCGCAGATATACGACTTACCTCAGTTGCATAGGCAGATGATTGAGGTGCTGGGCGTTAAGAACGCCGATAAATTAGTTCCTATTGAGGACGATATAAAGCCCAGCGATCCTGTTAGTGAAAATATGAATGTTTTAGTTGGGAAACCAATGAAAGCGTTTATTTACCAAGACCATGAAGCACATATGGCAACGCACCAAGCGTTTATGAAAGACCCTATGGTAGCGCAAATGATAGGACAAAACCCGCAGGGAGGGGCTATTATGGCGGCTTTACAAGCGCATTTAGCTCAACATCTTGGGTTTGCTTATCGTAAACAGATAGAAGAAAAACTTGGAGCACCGCTCCCTGTACCAAACGAAGAGTTACCTGAAGATATTGAGGTTACTCTCGCGCAGTTGATGGCAACAGCAGGGGCGCAAGTAAGCCAAGCTAACCAACAACAACAACAGCAAAAAGCTGCTCAACAACAAGCTCAAGATCCTTTGTTCCAGCTACAACAGAAAGAGATAGCTATCAAAGAGCAAGAAGTACAAATAAAAGGTAAGAAAAACGAAGCTGATATCCAACTTCGCGCTAATGATCTACGCCGCAAGGCTCAAAAAGAAGCTATCGATTCGGCTATCGACACTAAAAAGCTACAACTTGAGAAAGAAAAACTTACGTTACAGGCCCAGAAAGATGGGTTGACGTTAGCAAAATCAACAACTGAAGCAAGAGATAGACTTAATTTAGATCTACTTAAAACAATAGACCAACAAAAAGGTAAGTAATGCCACTAACCGTCTTAGACGTACTTAAGAAAAAAATCGGGGATGATAAAGCCTCTGCACTACAATTCCTTGCATCGGGAGGAGCTAAAGACTTTTCTCAATACAAAGAAACTACAGGTATGGTTCGGGGTCTCGAAACCTGTATGAACTACGTAGAAGACCTCTCGCGTAATATGGAAGAGTATGATGACGAAGACTGAAAAAGTAGTAGAGCTAACCGCAGAAGAGGTTGAGGCGCAATTGCCAACACCTGTAGGGTATAGGGTGCTTGTAGCGTTACCGCAAGTAGAAGAAACCTTTGGGGATACTGGACTAATTAAGTCTACTACAACCAAAAGCCAAGAACATATTATGTCAATAATAGGTTTGGTGTTAGATATGGGTGAACAAGCCTATTCTGATGAGGAGCGGTTTCCAACAGGCCCGTGGTGTAAGGCTGGTGATTATGTAATGTTCCGTATGAATACGGGCACAAGGTTCAGAGTTGGTGGGATAGAATATCGTTTAATGAACGACGATTCTATAGAAGCTATTGTAGCTGATCCACACGGCATAACCCGCGCATAGGAGTCAATCATGGGATTTGAAAAAGTAGAGTTTGAGTTTCCTAACGATGAGGAAACTAGCACAGAAATAGAAATAGAGAAGTCTAGCGCTTTAACAATGGGCGAAGTAGAAGTAGAAGTAGAAGAACCCGAAGAGGTTGAAGCAGCGGAAGTAGAAGAACCTAATATAGAGGATCAATCCTATGAAATTGAAGTGGTTGAGGATACGCCAGAAGATGATAGAGATCAGACACCGTCTAAATCTCCAAAGGATGTTACTAGTGAAGAACTTAAAAACTACTCTAAAAAAGTTCAAAGACGCATTCAGCACTTTAGTAAAAGCTATAATGACGAAAGAAGGCTTAAAGAAACGGCTTTACGAGATCGTACAGAGCTTGAAAACTTTGCTAGGAACCTTGTTAGCGAGAATGAAGGACTTAAAGAGACAGTAGGTAAAAACCAAGAAGCCCTCCTAGAACAAGCTAAACGTACCGCAGCGGGAGAGATGATCCTAGCAAAACGTGCGTATAAAATGGCTTACGAAGAAGGTGATTCTGATAAGTTAATTGAAGCCCAAGAAAAAATGACTAATGCCAAGTTTAAGGCAGATAAGTTAGATAATTTTGAGCCATCCTCTTTACAACAAGAAACAACTCCTGTACAAACAGAACAAACAGAACCCGCTCCAGCACGTATTGCTGATGATCGAGCTACCGAATGGGCAGAAGCCAATACGTGGTTCGGGCAAGACGATGAAATGACAAGTTTCTCGTTGGGGCTGCATACTAAACTTGTTAAAGAGGGCATAAGCCCACAAAGTGATGACTACTACGAGAAAATTAATTCTCGTATGCGACAAGTGTTCCCCGAAAATTTCGAGGACGCTAATGAGGTTGAACCAAAACCAAGAAGACAGGGAAACAATGTGGTCGCTCCCGCAACGCGGAGCACAGCACCTAAGAAAATTAGGCTAACGCGAACACAGGTAAATATCTCTAAACGACTTGGCATTACACCAGAACAATACGCCGAACAGGTTGCTATAGACATGAGGAAACAATAATGGCTCAAAATAGAATTGATCGTGAACAGACAACTCGGGAAAAGACTACCCATAAGAAGGCATGGCAGAGGCCAGAAGTATTACCCTCACCAGAGCCAGAAGATGGATATAACTTTAAGTGGGTTCGTGTGAGCACTCAAGGAACCGTTGACGCTACTAATGTTTCGTCCAAACTCCGTGAAGGCTGGGAGCCTGTAAAGGCAGATGATCATCCAGAAATTACAATGGTCACCGTTGAGAACGAACGGTTCAAAGACAATATTGTGATTGGTGGTCTTATGCTATGCAAAGCTCCCAAAGAGTTGTCAACAGAACGGAACGAATATTACGAGCAGCAAACTGACGCTCAGATAACTTCCGTAGACAACAGCCTCATGCGAGAGAACGACCCACGTATGCCGCTATTTAATGAGCGAAAAACGAAGGTCACTTTTGGTAAAGGATCTTAACTTAATTTGAGGAATTTCTAATGGCTTTAACTGCCGCACCATACGGGCTACGTCCCGTAAAACGTGCTGATGGTCTGCCCTATGCAGGTGCTACTACTCAGTACTTGATTGACCCTGCCGGTGAAGGTACTAATATCTTCTACGGTCAGGCTGTATTTATCGGAGCCGATGGCTACGTTGCCCTTGTCACCGGAACTGGCGCTAATGCTGGTAACCAAGCATTTCCTGTAGCTAACACCTTTACAGGCGCTGTCGGTGTATTTGTTGGATGTGAGTATGTAAACGCCCAAGGTCAAGTGATCTTTGGTCAATACTACCCGTCTGGCACTACTGGCGTTGTCAAAGCATACGTTGTAGACGATCCAAATGTACTGTTTCAAGTTCAACTGGACGGCGCTGCCGCTCAAGCTGACTTTGGCGCTAATACGTTCTTCGCTGCTGCTCAGTCTACCAATACGGGTTCTACCCAAACTGGTAACTCTACTAGCGCGATGGATGCAACGGTTGTACAAACAACTGCGGCATTTAGAATTGTGTCTGCCGTTTCACCCATGACCGATGCGTTTCCTGACGTGCTTGTCCGATTTAATGTCGGATATAGTAGCGCCACTAATGCTGTTGGCTTGTAAGGAGAATAGTTAATGGCTATTTCAAGAGCACAATTACTTAAAGAACTTCTTCCCGGCCTAAACGCTTTGTTTGGTTTAGAGTACGCGAAGTATAGCGAAGAAACTAAAGAGATTTTTGATACAGAATCTTCTGATCGTTCCTTTGAAGAAGAAACCAAGCTGTCTGGCTTTCAGTCTGCACCTGTTAAAAACGAAGGCTCTGCCATCGAATATGACAATGCACAGGAAGCATGGAGCGCCCGATACACGCACGAAACCATCGCAATGGGATTCTCAATTACTGAGGAAGCTATTGAAGATAACCTGTATGACTCTTTGTCTGCACGTTATACGAAGGCTTTGGCTCGTGGTATGGCGTACACCAAGCAAGTTAAAGGTGCTACTATCTTGAACAATGCGTTTGCTGCTGGAACCGTTTACGGTGATGGCGTACCGCTCTGTTCGATAGCTCACCCGCTTGTTTCTGGTGGAGTTAACTCTAACCGTCCTGCTGTTGTTGCTGACCTTAATGAAACTTCTTTGGAAGCGGCTATTATTCAGATATCTGGCTGGACTGATGAGCGAAGCCTATTGATTGCAGCGAAAGCTCGTAAATTGATCATACCGCCCAATCTTCAGTTTGTAGCAACTCGTTTGTTAGAGACTCAAGGTCGTGTTGGTACTGCTGATAACGATCTCAACGCTATCAATAACAACGGTGCCGTTCCTGAAGGATACACAGTCAATCACTACCTGACTGATCCTGATGCTTGGTTCTTAATGACTGACGTACCTAACGGTCTGAAGCACTTTGTTCGTACTCCAATGTCAACGTCTATGGATGCTGATTTTGATACTGGCAACAGTCGCTACAAGGCTCGTGAGCGTTACAGCTTCGGTGTATCTGATCCCCTCGGGAT